CATCTTCCCCAACAGCGGCGGCGGTAGAAATTCCATCAGCATCGAGTGCTTGTGTATCTGCCGTAATAAAGACAGCTTTTACATCAGAGCCTGACATAATTTACCACACTTATATGTTTAGTTTGATTAATGAGTAATCAGTGGTTACATCAACCAGCATACACGTACCGACGATATCAAGAGTTGATCCAGAAGAAGGTTCAACTGCTCCGGCTGTTGTATCTGATCTCATTACATTATGTCCGAGAACCACGGTTCCTTCGGTTAATACTGCGGCGGGCCCATAAGTCTGGAACCAACCGTAAGCACTTAACGCCATATCAACTACTGGGCACCCCATTATTGCACCTGTTTCTGCTGCTGGTGCAACTACAAGTCCAGACCAAGGGTCTGACATTAATGAAACTTTAGATGCAGCACTTGTGATTGCTGTAGCCAACGCATCGTGACATGTTATGACAACGGAAGGATCATCCGAATGATCATGTACTGGATTAGACTTAATTTTTAAACATTGTCCTTCACCAGCAGCATCATTTACATAAAGATAACCACCTGCGTACTGGTTCAAAGTAAGGTCAGTTCCCGCTGTTTCTACTGAAATCTCATACTCACCTGCTGCGACATCTGCTGTTGGTGCTAAATCTTGGTGATCAGCTTTTGTTCCAACAATGGTTTGAACAAGTTTTCCTGCTGTTAATGCAACACCACCTGCTAAACCATATCTGAACACCCTGTCACCGTAGTAAAGAACTGACCCTAAAGGAATATCATTTCCTAAAGAGTCTGTTACAGAAGTTGTGCCACTTGTGAAAGGGTTAATAATTGAGTCTGGGTTAGAGCCCTTACCAGTGAAAAAGTCCGTAGGTGCAAAACCTAGTATTGAACTTGTTCCAGTTACGCTACCAATTTGGTACGCACCACCTTCGCTAGTCCCATAAGTAGTTTCTGTTCCTGTTGAACTATCTGTACGGTAAGTTATAAAACCGTTTTTGGACCTGACTGGTCCAGTAAAACTTGAATTCGCCATGTGAGTCTCCTGTCGTGGCTAGTGTCTACCGCGCTATGCAGTAGTCAGGAACATAAGATACTACTGTAAAAAGAATAGGGCGACAAGGAGTCGCCCTATTCATCCCTGTCGCTAAAGCTATGCTCCAGGTGTGCCGAAGACACAACGCCAGTCAGAAACCCCGAAACTGTACCTTTCCCGGGCCTTAAACCGAGAATTTCCAGTATCAAAGTCACCTTCCATCGCCGTGCGAATCGGTGTTCTCTGGAACAACTTAAAGCCATTTGGCGCATCCGTCTTAATGAAGAAAGCATCGGTATCGGTCAAGAAGTGGTTAACAACCGCTCCATCAGGGACCATACCCATAGACTTTACTGCATTAATATCGTTATCCGCCGTAGCTGGCCGAAGGTTTGAGGCAAGAGTGCGCTCCGCTATGAACTGCAATTCTTTCGGAATAACCAATTTCATTCCCCGAACTGCAATTTTCAAACCGCGCTCATCTGTCAATCCCGCAATATCAATCAGCATCTGTTCCAACGAAGTTTCATTCAAATCTGATGCCGTAGACAAAAGATTCCGTTGGTTTCCGCTAACGGATGGATGCGAAGAAGAACAGAGTGCTGCACCGTCTCCAACCGGATAGCTCGTAGAAAAGGCGTTGTTCAACACAGAAGCAGCCTTAATCTGCTTTGACTGGGACATGGATCGCGCCAGCGCACGGGTATAACGTGCTGCCAGACGGTCATACAAATTGTCCTCAATCGCTTCTTCTGTTATTGAGAAAGCCAGAGCTATCGTCTCGTGCGTATAACGTGCAGTGAATGTCTCCTGCGCGTCATCAAAGGAAATGGCGCTACCTTCAGCCTTAACGGGAGCAGTCCCGAAGCCCGAAAGCATTGTCTCTTCCTCAAATGCCCGATCTGAAGATTCCTCGGTGTAGATTTCCGCGTGCTCTTTCTCGTACCGATCATACTCAAGCCCGAATAAAGCATTTAATCCGGGTTCAAGCTCTTTCGCTAATTGTGCTCTTGAAATAGCCATTTATTTCACCCCCCTAAATGCCAGTCGAATCCGCAGTGGTCTGCGAATCAAATCGACGGGTTGAGGCATTAAAGTGGGCGTTTAGCCGAACTAACAGCGGAATTCCTGCCGCCGTAAAGTCGCTATTCGCATCGTCATCAACGATACCCACAACACGCAAAGGCAGTGTGGCTGTCGTTGCGATTGAAGATACACTTAATGCTGAGTTAGAACGCCCCGTATCCGTGGAACCGGTACGGGCTGAAGTTCCAAGTGTAGCGTTTGCAAATACAGCCGTAAGAGCGGTAGCCCTACTGGTGATAGTTGCATCTGTAGCTACTTGGAACAGTTGGTTCGGATTATCAGCAACATACGCTTTTACAGGAAAATTTGTATCTACGCTTACACTTCCGGAACCGGGCCAGTAATTAAGCCATGTAGGCTTTTTCTTGACCGAATCATGGTACATAACGCCAGTTAAGACCCCTAATGCCTGTGTAGTACCACCAGAAGTGGCTCCAGCATAGTCGATAACGCCTGCCGCAAGCGGCACGCAAATACCAAACTGGTAGATAGCATTAGTATTATCAGAAGCGATTTCATACTCGGTAGTACCGGTAGAATTTGCTCCGCTTCCAACAAGCCCAACAGGACGAAGACCATAGGCAGTTTCTTGATTTGCCATCGAATTGTCCCCTCGTTTAACCTAAAAAAACTGGTACACGTTATTGTTTTCGTGGACCACCAAAAGTTACCCTTGATTGACGGTCAGGTTTAGTGATCGCCATCGTAGAGTGAGCATTCTCGCGCATCATATCGTGGTCAACAGCTTCGAGTTGGTCAGCATGACGCTGACGAAAGTATTCAGTACGCTCGTCTACTGTCTCTAACGGTATACGTGCAAGAAGCAAACCGCCTACTCCAAACACACCCTCATGTTTGCCCGATTCAACAACCGGAGCTTCAAAATCAGGATATTCATCCTTCCGGACCAGTTCATAGCCTTCTCGCATACGAGCTGAGATATTTTGACGGTCGTCAAATCCTCTAACTTCAGCACGTATCCAACGATGCTTAAAACCATCCGGTGCAGGAGGTGCGTCTAACATGGACGGTGGTTGCCACGGCTTACGCCGAGTCGCGGCATTCCTAGTTGTTTTAGCGCGAGAGGTACGCTGAATGGCTTTCAAATCTTCTGCAGAATTTTTAGGTTCTTTAGTTTCCTTGGACACTTCAGCTACTCCTTCACGTATTTAGCGTATTCTTCCAGTGGCACACCCAGTTTTTTGGCAATAGTTACCTGGCTTGGGGTGAGTCTAACCTTTTTGCGCCCAGATTTACTTCCTCGAGATACGCTGGCTACGGTCTGAGCGGTTTTCTTGCCAGCCTCGTCTTTAAACTTGTGTGCAAACTCATTTTTAATGCGTTTGTCTAGCTCATCATAGTAGTCATCTGACTGAGGGTCAAATCCATCTTCTTCAACCAGCTTCTTATGAATACCAAAAGCTGCAAAAGTCATAGTGTAGTCTTCCCCAAACCACTCATTTTTAGTGGCCCATTTTTCAGCTTTTGGGTCAGCTTTTTGGGGCTGGGAAGGTGCCTGTGGAACTGCGTCAGAAGAAGCCGCCCTTTGTTGATTGTAATAAGCCTCGTAAGTAGCCTGCTGTTGTTCCTGCTGTACCTTTGCTTGCTGATAACGGTCGGCAGCTACCGCTAAATGGGTTAATTTTCTTTGTGCATCGACAGTAGCCTGTGAATCGCCGGTTTCTACGGCACGTTTAAGTTCAGTCTCTGCCTGAGTTTGCTCAGAAGAAATACGGCCCCCGTATTCAGAAAGATAACTTTGGTCCAACGACCGTAATCGGGATTTAACTTCTTCTGATTCATTCCGCACATTTTGTGCATATCGGATGGCTTCTTCCCTCTCACGCTCAGTTTCCTTGACCCGTTTAGTTAACTTATTAATTCTTTTTTGAACAGTTTTACTGTATTGTTCCTGTTCACTTTCTTCGGCAACTTCTACAGGAGGGGCTTCTTTTTCTTCATCTCCAGATACCTTGATACTGGACTCTTCTATCTCTATCGTTTTTTCAGGTTCAGTAATATCCAGAGGAACCTGCTCCTTACCTGTTTCCACAGATTGTATCTCTGTTGTTGCCATATTTATCCCCTTCCCTAATTATGTAAAATATCGTCAGGATTTTTAATAGTAGCTAAAATCTCGTCATCATTAAGAATTCTAACTTCTCCACCTTCAATTTTAAAACGAGAACCGGCATATCGAGCAAAGATAACCCATTGTTTTTCTTGGCACCAAGGCCCTTTTGGAAACTTTTCCTTGTCAGCATAAGCCAAAGGACCCATTTTTAGAACATATCCAGCTACAGTTTGAATTTGCGTCTCGTCTAAAGTTTTTTCAGAAACTAAAATACCGCCTTTAGTTGCTTTAGGGGGCCGATAGGGAAGGATCAGGATTCTCCATCCTGTAGGTTCAGGGAGACGTTCTAAAATAGGCCCGTCGATTAATGAAGGGTCCAGTGTTTTTTCAGCGGCTTCTACATAAAGTGAATCTAAAAGATCATCTTTTTTAGTCGCTTCAAGCATCTAGTTTTTCCTGTTTTTCCAGCATATAGGAAAGCTCTTGGCGTATAAGGATCAGGCCGTTAAGCTCCCCCATAAGTTCTCGATATTGCTCCATATTTTTTATACCGTTATTCTCCAGAATCTCTTTTATCTGGCTTCTTCTTTCTCGAATTACGGTAAAAATAAATTGAGCAACGTCAATTTCATCCATATTTTGATCTTACATCATCAAATACAATCTTACTAGGTCTTATATCCTTTGTTAATAGTGCCCAGTTCTAATCATTTCTGTCAACTCTTTAGCGCGGTTTCCTACCTGTCGGCTCCACCGGCTATCCATAAACTGGTCGGCGGCTTCCTCCCACTCCTCATTTGACATCGCATCTAAAGCCTTGATAAATGAACGTAATTTTGTCTGACCCAGATTAAAACTGATGTCTATCAGGGCATCCCGTCTTACACTATCCAGTTCCTCAAACCAATCATATTCTTCCGTCAACTCAGCCGTGATACGGCTAATATCGTTCTGAAGCAGGTACTCTATTTCATTGTCAGAAAGGCCCAAACCGTTTTTACTGATATTTCTACCTACCCCTATAGTTTCATGTCCCGTAGAGCATTTATAGCAAAAATTTTCGGACCCTTCATGCCTTTTAAGCATTTCAACAAGTTTTTGACCCATAGTCCGGTTAAAGTCTTCTGTTAAACGTAGAAGCCGTTTTCCCTATAGATATATTCTTT